GCATCAAATCGAAAAAGTAAGAAAAGAGGTAAATAATTATGGCAGTATTAGAATACGCAACTATTTTCAGTAATGTTTTAAGAGAATTGTACGGTCAAGCCCTTACTTGTGATGACCTTTACCACTCAAACTCTGACATTCAGATTATCAACGGTAAGGATATTAAAATCCCGAAACTCTCGGTCAGCGGTTATAAAGACCATACACGAGGTGCAGGCGGTTTTAATTCGGGTACATATTCAAACGGTTACGAAACCAAAACCCTTGACCACGACAGAGATATTGAGTTTGCTATCGACCCTATTGATGTTGACGAAACAAATATGGTAGTAACTATCGCAAATATTCAGACACGCTTTGAAAAAACACAGGCTATACCTGAACTCGACTGTTATACTTACAGCAAGATTTATACAGAAGCTAAGCGAGTTGGTGCAACAGTAAAAACTACTGCATTAACTGCGGCGAATGTGCTTGCAGATTTTGATGATAACCTTGAGGCTTTTGCCGAAGCAGGTGTACCGCTCGACAGGGTTATTCTTTATGCGACACCACAGTACAAAAAGCTTTTGAAGAATGCAGAGGGTATTCAGAGAACACTTGAAATCAGTTCCGCAAAGGGCATTGACCGCCGTGTTCGTTCCGTTGATGATATTGATAAGATTGTAGAAGTGCCAAGCTCAAGAATGAAGTCTTTGTTTGATTTTACAAACGGTTGTGCTGCTGACAGCTCAGCTAAGCAGATTGACTATATTCTTATTGACCCGGAAGCACAGGTGTCAAGAGTTAAGTATTCATATATCAATGTCTATACTCCGGGTTCTGACAGCCGAACAGCTGATAATTATATATATCAGAACAGAAAAGTTAATGGTACTTTTGCCATTGACGAACTTATGAAGCAGGGCGTAATCATTCATGCCGAGGCTTAAAGCGAGGTGAGAAAAAATGAAAGCAATCAAAGACAATAAGTCATATACAGTCAACACAGACGAGGAAGCTAAGACTTATGTATCCCGTGGTTATGATATTCAGGATGACAACGGCAAAATCAAAGAATATGGATTAGGCAAGAAAATTTCTGTTGATGATTACAATACTTTGAAGAAAGAAAATTCAAAGCTCAAAGCCGAAAACAAAAAACTTAAAGAGAATATCAAATCAGACACAAAGGAGTAAATCTATGTTCGCGGATTACATTGAACATCAGGGCGGAGATGAAAACAGCATTATCTCTGCCGAACACATTGATGTTCTGACTTTTAACCGCATTAATTTTGAAAAGCTTTCGGAAATGCAGAAGAGAATCATCCGCAAAGTGCACAGCAGACTTACTGCTTTTGAAGAAGAAAATGCCGATATGATTTCTTCCTATCTGAAAAGCTATTCAATCAACGGCACATCAATGGAATTTGGAGCAAGCTGGAATTTAATGTGTATCAGCGGTGTGGCAATTCCTGCCGACCTCTATGCGTTGCTAAAATCAACAGGACTTTGTTATCCTGCAATCTGAAAGGTGCGTGAAAACCGTGAAATTTCCGTCACTTGTAAAAAAGCAGTTCTGCAAAACTTCTGTCGAGGTCACAATCTACGGTGAGGGAATAACCGAGGACGGCTCTCCTGTTATCGCATTTGAGTGCAAAAACCTGTATCCTTCCGAAAATCTTTATCCGTCAAATATATTATGCGGAGGCAACGCTGTGTGCAATGTGCAGTCAAAGGCAAAGACGGTCTATACCAAAGAGCAGAAAATTGTTCAGGTGTCGGCTGTCTTGCTTTTTGACGGCGACATTGTTCCCGACAGCCCCACTTTAAGCGGTGGCTTTGTAATCCTTGACGGCGTAAAACGAAACATCGTACAGGGTACAAAACACCGCAACCCCGACGGCAAAGTTAATTTTACGGAATTGGATGTGATTTAATGGGATTTTCAGTATCATCAAAAATCAAACTCAATATGCCTGTTGTAAAACAGCTTGATAAGGCAAAGCAACAGGCTCTTGAACAGACATGTGATGCACTCCTTACTCAGGTTAAGAACACGCAGGTAATGCCGTTTGATACAGGCAATCTTCAAAACGAAAATACCTTTGTTGATTATGCTCAGAGCCGGAACGGCGTTGTAAAAATCGTGTCAAGTACTCCGTATGCAAGGCGGTTGTATTTTCATCCCGAGTATAATTTCAGCCGTGAGGAAAACATTGCCGCCGGAGGTAAGTGGCTTACACCGTGGCTTGAGGGCGGTACAAGACAGAATTTTTGCAGTAAAGCATTTGTAGGGCTTTTCAGAAAGGAAGCAGGACTGTGATTTATTTATCAGACATCAGAGATTGGCTCAAAAACGTTACATCAGCCGAGCATTACTACATCGGCAAGCTCGACAACAAGCAGGACAGGTCAATCGGTGTGTATTCATTAAAGCAGTCGGGAACACCCACAAGGGCAATCGGCGGTGAAAGCACCTACGATACAATAAGCGTGTCTTTGCTTATCCATTACACCGACAACGCAAGAGAAACCGAGGAGTTCGCACGCAGACTTTACGAAACGCTTTACGGCACTAAAAATGTTGAAATTAAGGAACACAAAATCTATATAATCGAACTGCTCACGGAAGAACCCGTTGATGTGGGAACAGACGATAAGGGAGTGTATGAGCAGGTCATTGAAGTTAAATTCTATTACGAAAGGAAGTAAAATTATGGCAAAAGTAGAATCGGGAGTATTCCCGTGCTATGAAAATCAGTTTGCAGTCGGCAAGGCAGGCACAGAATCCGCCACGACAAATATTGCAAACTGCGAGGAGTTTTCCGTTGCATTTGACAACGGTGTCGAGGAATGGACAGCCTTTGAAAACGAGGGCTGGAAGTCAAGGCTTATGACTGCTAAGTCAATCACAATTTCGGTAAAGGGCAAGCGTACAATCGGTGACGCAGGCAATGACCAGATTGCCGCCCTTGCATTTGAAAACGGCAGAAAGACAGAAGTTCCGTTTATGTGGACCTTCCCCAACGGTGCAACTGTCCTCTTTAAAAATGCAGTTGTATCCGTTACATCAAACGGTGCAGGCGCAAGTACGGGTGTTGCTCCGCTTGAATTTGAAGTTATGTCAAACGGTAAACCCGTATATACAGCAGCCGCTTAAAAAACGAAAGGAATGAACGATTATGTCAAAGTTAATTGATATTACAGACAAGCTTAATTTTGAGGAAAAGCCGAGCGTCAGAGTTAAAAATGTTGACCTTGCAATCAATAATGACGCAGTTTCAATTCTCAAACTTGCGGCAATTTTTGAGGACGGTAACGGCAAGAACAAAGATGTTATTACAATGTATCATCTTCTTTTTGATGAATCCGAAAGGGAAAAGATTGAAAAGTTACATCTGAACATTCACGATTTCAGCACCCTTATCAGCGAATCTGCCAAAATTGTACAGGGCGATTTGACTGATGAGGGGGAAGCTCAGACCCCGGCTATGACCTGATTGACGATTTTGATTTAATCGTATCAAGCTTTAGGTCAGAGTACGGGGTGAGCATTTATTCAAAGGATTTTGCAAAAATGAGTTGGAATGAGTTTAAATCTCTTTTGCAGGGATTGGGACCCGAAACATCGCTTGCAAGAACGGTGCAAATTCGCCTTGAAACCGACAAAGAGGTCTTGAAGAACTTTACTTCATCACAGCATAAAATCCGCAACAAATGGCGGTCAAGGAATGTAAAGCACTATTCAGACGAAGATATGAACACCGTTCTTGCAGAATTTCAAAACTTTTTCGCTAATCTGTGAATTTGTACATAATTTTCGCTGTATCTACAAAATTCTTGACAATGTTAATGCATAGTGATAAAATGTAACATACACTAACAAATTTATTAAGGAGAGTGTATGTTTATGAAATGTCCACATTGCGGAAACGAATTAAAGGACGATGCAAAATTTTGCGACAAGTGCGGTGCAGGCTTTGGCGGAAACGATTCAACCTCGGCAACCGTAAATTCTGCAAATGCGAAGAAGAAAATTTACAAGCGTTGGTATTTTTGGGTTATTATCGTTGTTGCTATTATGATTGTTGGCGGTGTAAACGGTGCAATTAACGGTAACAGCGGTTCAAACAAATCAAAGCAGGAAACTACTGTTGCAAATCAGGGTTCAGAAAAAGCAACTGAAAAAGCGACAGAAGCACCGACCACAAAAGAAGTTGCAACAGAAAAGCCTACTAAAGACCCGAAGAAGGTTGAAAAAGAATTTAAAGACGGTTGCAAAACAATCGACTTTAAAACTCTTTCAAGAAACCCTGACAAGTACAAAGGTAATGACTACAAGTTTGAAGGTCAGATTATTCAGGTTCAGGAAGGCTGGGGTGATTCGGTTGACCTGAGAATCAATATAACCAAAGAAGAAAATGAGTATCTTGATGAACCATTGTGGACTGATACAATCTACGCAACAGTAGAAATTCCAGACGGCGCGGACAAACTCCTTGAAGATGATGTAATCACATTCTGGGGAACTTGTGACGGCGACTATACATATGAAACCGTAATGGGCAACAATGTGTCACTTCCGAAAATCGACATCAAATACTACGAACTCAACAAATAAAACAAAAAGCCACTCCAAATGGGGTGGCTGTTCTTTTGCAAATATTTTATTAGCGTACATCATAACGGTGTGCGCTGTTTTTATGCCTGTTTTTAAAAAATCTAAAATGAAAGGAAGTGGTGAATATGGCGGCAAAGGCGGGTGAAATTGAGCTTGATGTCAGGCTTACGGGTGATGATATTTCTAAAACATTGCATAAGATTTCCGATTCAATTACAAAAAAGTTTGATTCGGCGTTTTCAAGTCTTTCAAAAGATTTTGAAAATGTAAGCACGGATATGAAACAGTCCTTTTCAAAGGTTGCGGAGGGCGTTTCTCAGAAAACCGAGAAAGAGTTTTCAAACATCAAAGGCAGCGGTGAGCAGTTAAGCAATTCGGTTTCATCCTCGTTTAAGAAAATCGGTACAGTTGTGGTTGCCGCTTTTTCTGTTGCCAAAATCAAGGAGTTCGGTCAGCAGTGCATTGAATCGGCTGCGGAAGTTAATGCGGCAAATTCACAGTTTGAACAGACATTCGGTACAATGCAGTCACAGGCAGAATCAGCAATTCAGAGCGTTGCCAATCAGAGCGGTATTCTTGAAACCCGATTACAGGGTGTCGGCACAAGCATTTATGCCTTTGCAAAAACTACGGGTATGGACAGTTCAAGTGCTTTGGGTATGATGCAGGAGGCTTTACAGGTAACAGCCGACAGCGCCGCATATTACGACCGTTCGCTTGAAGACACCGCAGAAAGCCTGAAATCATTCCTCAAAGGTAACTTTGAAAATGACGCCGCACTCGGTTTGTCCTGTACTGAAACCACACGAAATGCGGCGGCTAATAAGCTGTATGGCAAGTCATTTACGGATTTGTCGGAATCGCAGAAACAGCTCACGCTTTTGCAAATGGTCAAGGACGCTAATCAGCTTTCGGGTGCTATGGGACAGGCAAGCCGTGAAGCAGACGGTTGGGAGAATGTAACAGGCAACCTCAGAGAAAGTTGGAAACAGCTCCTTGCCGTAGTCGGTCAGCCTATTCTTCAGGTGGCAACTCAGGTTGTAAAGCGGTTGAGTTCCGCACTTGCAACTTTAACGGAATATGCCAAAGGTGCGGTTGAATCGCTTTCAAAGGTCTTCGGCTGGGATACAGGCAATAACACCGCAAGCAATATCAAATCTGCGTCCGATTCTGCCAAAAGCCTTACGGATACGGCAGATGACAGTTCAAAGTCACTTGATAATGTTCAGAAAAGTTCCGAAAAAGCAAAGAGAAGTGTAGCGGGCTTT